TACTTTCGGTCCACCAAAGACCAGTCCAACGATCTGATCGGCGGCTTCGGCCTAGGCTCAAAGTCTCCGTTCGCCGTGGCCGACCAGTTCACTGTCACGTCATGGCACGACGGAACCAAATCTTCCTACCTGTGCTACAAGGACAGCGGCGTTCCCCGCGTCAACGTAATCAGCGAAGCTACCACCACCGAACCCAACGGCCTTGAGGTTCGCGTAGCCGTCACCGACTATAGCCAATGGATCAGTGAAGCCTCGGGCTTCTTCAAGTGGTGGGCAGTTGTTCCCAAGTTTACCGGCGCCAGCGTTTCTATCTCTCCGAAGTTTGCCTCCACTTCTGCTACGACTGTGCGCTCGGAGAATGTTACGGCGCTCGGCCATCCCGAGTGGGCAATCTTTTCCCAGAACAACTACTATGGTAGCGCCTCCGGCGGTTCGATTGCGTTCATGGGCCTCGTTCCCTACTCCCTCAACTTGTCGCTTGTCCCCGACCTCGACAAGACGACAGCCCGCGCCCTTCAATATGGGTCAGTATTCCTGTCCTTCAATGTCGGCGAGCTTTCTATTTCGCCGTCCCGCGAAACGCTGTCCTACGACAAGCCGACCACCGCTGCTATCGCCGCCCGCCTTACCGAAGTCTACAAGAATATGCGGGATGCTTTCATCCAGAAGCTCGACACCTGCACCACCATGTTCGAAGCCCGCAAGCTGGCATGGGAAGATCAGTTCTATCTGACTGACCTCCTATTCGACAGGACCAACCTGCCGATGTGGAAGGGCAAGCCGGTTGCCAACGACGTTCATATCGACCTAACTACGGGTGCCGCCGCCGGCCTGCGCTACCACTACTACGGTAAGCACAGTTACTACAAGTCGCCGCGCCGTTTTCATTCGGACCTCGGCTATGTCGAACATCGCATCCGGCGTAGCAACAGCAATGCGAAGTGGGTGTGGGTTCCTGCAGTAACCAGCAAAACTTACCGGGCGCTGACCCATGCCGCCGGTCCTTCTCGCGAATGGTATTACAACACCATCGTGGGCCTCGACTTCGCCAAAGTCGAGGCTATCTTCCTAGAAGCGGGGATGCCTCCTATCATCGACGCTTCCGCCTTCCCGGTTCCGGCTGCCGTTCCTACTACCCGCACGAAGAACCCGCCCACCAAAGCCTACATTTGGAAGGACGGCACCTTCCAAGCCGACGAAACCGACGTCGATCTGACGGGTGGCGGCTGCTACCTAGAGTTTTATCAGGGCAACCCCGTCAACTACGGCAATGCAGAACTGCATCGTCAACTGCGGGCAGCCGGCTTGTTGCCTGCTGACTTCCGTATCGTAGGGTTCCGCCGCGCATCGCTCGGCACCAAGACCCTGCAATCCAAGTTGGCCGATAAGAAGTGGGAGGAGTTTACTCCTGCATGGGTTGCTGCCCATCTGACGCCCGCCGATATCTATAAGGAAGCCCTTATGGAATATGTGTGCGGCCATGCCCGATACGGCGGCGCGATCTTTCGCTTTGTCGAGAACCTCGCGAAGGCACCGCCCGCTATTAAATATAGGAACCCCGACGACTTCGCTGCTGTCGGGGCTTTCTTTCCTTTCATAAAGGGAGGTAACTTCTTTTGTGGAAGTGGTGATCTCGTCAGCCCGCGCACATATCTTTACTCTGCGCTGTCTGACGCTCAGAAGAAGGAGGTAGAAAACGCCGCTGCAACTTTCAGCAAAATGAAAGATGACCTCGAAGCGTTCGAGGCTCGCCACCCCATGCTTAAATATGTGGACAGCTACCGGGATATCCCGTATACTGTCCTCTTCGCCTACATCAATCGCTGAACCTGAAAGGAAACTAGTCATGATCCCGTTCCTCCTCAAGACCTCCTCCGTCTCCCTGTTCCCGGCTGACGCTGCTCCCATCATCATCGACGCATCGCACATCAACTTCGACGCTGTTGTCGAGGCTCTGCGTGCCGCCGACTATGACACCGCCCTGTCTCTGGCGACTGTCAAGTCCTACTTCAATAAGCTGTCGAACGGCAACGTCACTGTCACCGAAGATGGCGTTACCTACAAGGGCAACCCTGTCTCCGGCTACCTCGCCGACAAGCTGGTCAAGTTCTACAAGGAGAAGCTGCCGGTCGAACACTACATTAAGTTCCTCGACAACCTCATGTCGAACCCGTCCATGACTTCGCGTAAGGAACTGTTCCTGTTCCTCGAAGCCGCCGACCTCCCCGTTACTGAGGATGGTTGCTTCCTTGCATACAAGGCAGTCCGTTCCGACTTCAAGGACAAGCACTCCGGTTCCTTCGACAACTCGCCGGGCAAGGTTCTCTCCATGGACCGTGCCGAAGTGGACGACGACCGGAACACGACGTGCAGCTACGGGTTCCACGCCGCCGCCTACGAATACGCCAAGGGCTTTATGTCCTACGGTGACAAGATGGTTGCGGTTAAGATCAACCCGCGTGACGTAGTGTCCGTGCCTTCTGACTACAATAATCAGAAGCTGCGGGCCTGCTCCTATGAGGTCATGTTCGAAGTGCCCGGCGCTGCCGATATCTTCAAGGGCCACGCCACCTTCGATCCGTCCACCGTCGGCACCTACACCGACGACAATGATGACCTGACGTTCTAACGGTCGGTCAAGGGGAGGGCTTCGGTCCTCCCCTTACTTCTTCTGTCCACATTAATACGGAGTATATTCATGGACACGACCGATGCACCTGACTCCATTCCTAATCCTGCTCCTGTTGTTGCTGATCCTCTAGCTTCCCTTACCAACACCCAAGTATATTCCCGTGATCCCGAAGACTACACCGCCGAGTCCACCGCCGACACGATACGGCGCCTCTCGAAAGACGTAGCCCGATACCGCAAAGCACGCGACGACGAAGCCGCCATCAAGGAAACAACTGCTAAGATCAAGAAGACAAACACTGCTGCCGCCAAGAAGAAAGCCAAGTCCACCATCGCCGCCGATCCTATGGAGACAACCCTATGAACCTGACGAACAAGCTGCGCCTCCCCGAACCCATCGTCCGTGCCATAGCCAATGATTCCTACACCAAGGGTGACGCCGATATCAGCGTCACCGAACTGTTGAACCCGCCGCAACTGCGTGCCCTTCGCATTGCCAACGCTGACCTCATTACTGAGGATGCAAGCGACCGCATCTGGTCCCTGCTAGGACAATCTGTCCACACCATTATCGAGCGGGCAGGCAGCGCAGATAATGAACTGTCCGAAGTTACCCTGACCACCACCTATGAAGGCTGGAAGATCAAGGGCACCTTCGATCACGTCTCCCTCGCCGACGCTGCCCTCTCCGACTTCAAGGTTACTTCCGCTTGGAAGGTTCGCAATGGTGGTGTGCCCTTCGAGTGGGAAGCGCAAACCAACATCTATCGGCGTATGTTGCAGCGGGAAAAGAATCTCACGATCAACAGCATCGCCATCTTCGCAATCCTCCGCGACTGGTCGAAGCCCGAAGCTGCCCGCAATCCCGACTACCCGCAAGCCCAAGCCGTTCGCCTTGACGTTCCGCTCTGGTCCGCCGACAAAACAGATGCGTTCATTACAGAGCGCGTCCTTCTGCACCAAGCAATCCTGCCGGCGCCCTGTTCCGAGTCCGACATATGGGCCACGCCTACCCGCTACGCCGTAGTCAAGAAGGGGCAGACCCGCGCCACCAAACTGTTCGACCACCTTGTAGATGCTGTTGATCTGGCGGAATCCATTCCTGGCGCCACTATCATGCAGCGCCCCGGCGTTGCCCGCCGCTGCCAAGACTACTGCCCCGTCTCACAGTTTTGTCCTCAGTGGGCAGCCGATCCCCGGCGCCCCGCCCCATCCGAAGGGTTGTTCAATGTGTGAGATCGGTCCTAACCTGAGCGTCACCTTAAATGTGGTGGCGCTCTTTACGTTTATCGTCCTCCTCTTTTATACGATCACCCGGTAGGAGAACCGTCATGTCTCAGCATTTCTACACCACGATGCACGTCGGCAACAAGGAATACGAACTGTTCGTAACCGGAGACTACGAACCGTTCGTTCCGGCCCGCATCTACGGCGATCCCGACGATTGCTATCCGGCAGAAGGCGGCACCTTCACCGTCACTTCTGTCAAGGTTGTCCTAGGAAAGAAGGAACCGCTTGACGAAATCGAACTGCCCCGCTACATGATCGAAGCCCTCGAAACCGAAGGCTACGAATACTTCGCAGGAGCTTACGAAGATGAAGAATAAGATCGCAGCAATCCTTGTCATCGTTACTACCCTCTGCTTGGGGGCGGCAGCGTGCAGCAGCGATGCCGACGTTGCCAACCGCAACCTTTCGCAAGCCGCCGATAACTTTGAAATCAGCCGGCGCATCAGTTTCTATAACGGCATCACCGGACAAAATGCCCTTGTCATTGAGGGCATGTGCTCGCTGAACCCAAGCGGGCGGCAGATTTGGGTGACGTGCAAGACCGGCCCGAATGAATATCGCCGCCACTCACTTGGTCTTTCCGACAACATGACTTACATTTCAGAGCAGCTTAGCCCCGCTTCGGTTTCGACCGCCCACTACCGGGTGTTCTTCCGACCCTCCGCTCTTATTCCCGGCATTGAACTGCAACGATAACAGGAGCTTATACCTCATGCCCAAGTTTGAAGCCTCGACCCTTCCGCCCCGCATCCTCATCTGTGGCGAACCGGCAGCCGGCAAGACCGGCGCCCTCGCCCAACTCGCCAACGCTGGTTATCGGCTGATGATCCACGACATGGATCAGAACAGCCGCGTCATTGGTTCCTATCTCAAGCCGAGCGCCGCCGACGTATTCATTTCTACCTACGCCGTCGCCAAGATCACGAACACCAACCTGTTTGCCGGCACCAGCACCGCACCGAAGCAGGCCGTCGAAGAAATGCGCCGGCTCTGCAAGATGCTCGAACACTGGAAGACGACAGAAGAAGACCTCGGCCCGTCCGCCAACCTGTCCGCTCACGACGTGATCGTGATCGACAGCGGCACGTTCCTCGGCGAACTCTTGCTGCTTGCCGCGCACGAAGACCCGGAAACCAAGCGGGACTTGCGCTCCCTCTACAACGTGGCTGGCCGCTACTACTCTGCCATCCTCGACTACCTCTGCTCCAACAAGATCGGCGCTTCGGTCATTGTCCTCACCCACCTGATGCAGACGGGTGACAAGGACGACCAAGGCAAGATCATCAGCAACGCCCGAGATATTCCCGTCGGTGTCGGCGAGAAGTTCTCGAAGAAGATGCAGACTTACTTCTCTGACATCTGGCACCTTGAAGTCGACAGAATGGGTAAGCGTTCCTTCAAGACGTCCGCTACCAACAAGGCTTCGCTTCGCACTTCGGCGCCCGACAAGATCAAGGCCGTCGAAGATTTCGACCTCGCTTCCATGCTCAACCGTCTGACAGGAAAGTAATCATGGCCGTCGTTCACGTAACCTTCCCGACCTTCTTGTCCTTCACACCCCGTGGCAAGGACTTCAAGATCAGCGTCAACACCGACAGCATCGGTGTCATCGCGCCCTACTTTGAGCAGGGCAAAGACCCCGGCACGCAAATCTTTTGCAAGCACAACCTCGACGTGTCGTGGGTGACGGACATTCCTTACGAGGAAGTTATGGGTTCCATGCGAACCGCCGCTGGGCAGTCCACCTAAAAAAGTTTAAGAGGAGACTTGACGCACCTCCTCTTTCCCATTATATTCAGCGTCATCAACAACACGTAGACTTCATGGAGAACATCAATGTCTGACCTTTTCGACACCGTCATTTCCAACGTCGCCGCCGAACGTCCCTCTTTCCGTCAGGCCCCTGCCGGCGACTACCTCGCCGTCGTCCAGTCGGCCAAGGCTGTCAAGGCCAACAGCGGAACGCAGGGTATCGAACTTACCTTCACCCTCCGCGATGCCCTGTCCGACGTGGACATGACTGATGTGGACCTGTCGAAGTGCCGCTGCCGTGACACTCAGTGGATTTCGGAGAAGGCCCTGCCGTATGTGCAGGAACGCCTGAACCGCATCACTGAGGAAACCGTCGGCGCCACTTTCCGCGAAGCCCTCGACATTCTGCCGGGCAACGAGGTCGTGCTGTCTATCTCGCACGAGACTGAGAACCGCGACGGTTCCAAGCTGAACACGCCGCGCCTTAAGGTCGACCGCTACTACAGTGTCGGCTGGTATATGGAGAAGCGGCGCGCCGCCTAATCCAAACACCAACCAGTATCCAACTAGGGGAGAGGGTGGGGCAACTCACCCTCTTTTTCTATGAACATTCTCCCCGCCCTTGCCCTCGCCTTCTTCCTCATCACGCCCGCTGCCGTGGCCCGCACCAACGGACCTTCACATCGTCCCTATGATCCGCCGCCCCGCATCGAAGAATGTATGGCGCGCAACATCTACTACGAAGCACGGGGCGCCTCCCTCCTAGGCATGGTTGCCGTCGGCCACGTCGTTCTCAACAGAACCGCCGACCTTCGCTTTCCCTCCGACCCCTGCTTAGTCATTCACCAGCGCGAAGCGGGCCGCTGCCAGTTCTCATGGACATGCACCGCTGCCCGGCATCGCCGCCCACCCAACACTCCCGAGTGGCGCCGCGCCCGAGCCGCCGCCTATCTCGTCCTATCCGGCGAAGTCCTTGACATCACCGACAACGCCATCTATTTCCATTCAACCAGTGTCCGTCCCGGCTGGCGCCACCTAGTCCAGACCGCACGCATCGACGGTCACATCTTCTACAAGGAGCGATGACATGACCAAGCCCAGCACCGGTTCATCCATGACAACAGGGGAAGCCGAAGCCTACGAGCGGGGCCGCGCCTCCATGCAACTAACCATCGACGAGCTTAGGGCCTCCCTCGAATCCGCCCTTCGCGAACTAGGAAAGTATTCCACGGACGCCGGCTATTGGAAGGGCAGGGCCGAGGGCCTCGAACTCCTATACAACGAAACCAAGGCGGACCTTGCTGCCGCCCTCTCGAAAAGGACACGCCGATGAGCGACCCGAAAACGACCGGCTGGCGCAGGTTTCTTTGCTGGTTCGGGCTACATGGTTGGCGCCACGATTTGAGGCGTCGGCAGTGCGCGCGGTGCAATCGGCTGGAGTGGTGTGGAGAATGATCCTATGGAGGGCGAGTGATGTCCGAGAAAACGACCGACATCGTGACGCGGCTGCGTAGTGGGCAAGAACCGTGCGGCACGAACTCTTGTCGTGTCATGGACGCCCGTTCTGGTTGTCTCTGCGCTGCCGCCGCTGACGAAATCGAAAAGCTGCGGAAGCGATATGAGTTTTGGCGGAACGCCTGCGCTGAATCCGACGCCCATGCTCAGGCAGCGGAAGCCAAGATCGAACAGCTTGGCGCAGAGATAGAAAACATGAAGGATTACATTGATCGCTTTCTTACAGGGGACGCCGATGAGTGACCCGAAACCTAATCTACGCATCGCCCTAGTCGTGGACTACCCGAGCATCGACGCGGTGCCGGGTAGCGCCTTCTCCGAGTGGGAAGCGGGCGTCGTCAGAGAGTTGGCGCAGGCCGCAGGCTTCCGACCTGAGAAGATATTCTTGGCCTACCCCGATCACGTCGCCAAGTGGTCGGAGCTTTTCATCAACGGCAAGCCGGGCAGCATCATGACTGCCGATGCGACAGAAGCTGCCAAGAAACTGCGGACAGAACTTGCCGGCTTCGACATCGCGCTGACCATGGGGCCGCACGCCATGTTCGTGCTGACCGACGAGAACAAGATCGACACATACCGGGGCACGCACATCGACAGCCCCTACGTCCGAGGCTTGCAGGTGGTGCCGACCTATGCGCCGTCCCTGTTCGCCCGCCTCGCATGGAACGAGCGGCCAATCGTAGTCTCGGCCATGCGGAAAGCAACCAAGCGGTTCGCCGACAGAAGGCGCACCATCTATCTGCCCGAGACTGTCGCCGACCTCTATTGGTTCTCGACCACTTACATCAAGGACCAGATGGCGTTCGACGTGGAAACCTGCAAGGGTTGTCGCATCACCGAGTTCTCGGTGTCGCCCCGCTCTGACGTTTGCCTCTACGTCCAGCTTGAGAAGGACAGCAAATCCATCTGGTCACAACAGGACGAACTGGATATAATGCTGTGGCTACACTTCCTAGCGCAGCGCACCGATCTTGCATGGGGATTTCACAATGCCACCTACGACCTTACATACCTTGACGCTGCGGGCATTCGCCCTATGGGTCCGGTCTTCGACACTATGCTTAGGCATCATGCTTGGCAGCCCGAATGGGAGAAGTCGCTTGGCTTTCTCGCCTACCTCCATCTACCGACCCGAGCGTGGAAACATCTGCGAACCAAGTCACTCAATTCTTATAACAAAGCGGGGGCGCTCTGATGGCTGACACAGATGACGACGGGGCGCACCGCCGACTATGGGCGTCCGTCATTATCCAAGCCCTCATCGACGCCACGTCGGAACCCAAGACCCCGACCGGGCGCCTCTACCGTGACCAAGCCAAGGCTTGGCTCACCGCTGAGTTTGGCGTAACCGCACAGAACTTCGAGGAAGTCTGCCTCGCCGCCGACATCGAACCCACCTTGGTGCGGACCTTCATCAAGAAATACGACGGCCCGCCCCTCACCCTCCACGTCCTCACCCGCATGAGGAATACATTCCTGGCAGGAGACACCAATGACTAATGATGAACGCGACAAAATCTTCAAAGACATCGCTACGTTGTCGGCTTCTATTGCTCGCCGCGAAAAACGCATGGCTCCACTACACACCAACCGCAATCTTCTTAGGGAGCAGCTTAAGAAAGGGTGCGACAGAACGTGCGGCAATGTCGTTCATAGGTCCGACTACAGTAACGGCAGCTACTACGATTCCGCCTACACAACTCACTGGGAATCTTGTAGCGTCTGCGGCTACTACAAAGAACTGCCCACCGAAAACCACGGATGGTATAGCTGATGTCCCCGGTTAAACAGACAAAGCTTCTCCGTCGCTTATCGCGTGAACGAAACACCGCCGACTACAAGAAGCTGCTATGGGATACCGCCGTAGAAAGAACAAGAGGAACGATGTTCATTCTGCGACAGAACTGCGACCGCAAATGCGGCAATGTTCAACGCACCTACAGTCCTGCCGGGGGCGGCTATGCTATTGACGTGTGCCGCGCCTGCGGATACTCACGGTCCGTAACAGAAGAAGACGAGCAACATGAAAACGCTGACTGATCTGACGCCGACGGCTGAGACGCAGGAGATTATCTACAATGCCCTCGACACCATGCAGACCATGGCGCTCAAGGAATCGTTTGACGGGGGTTTGATTCCGGAGTGGGCGGCGCCGGCCATCCGCTACGAGGAAGCGATGCTGGGTCCGATCATGACCATGATGCGGCGCGGCGTTCAGATCGACACGGCCAAGCGCGATGAACTGGTTGCCGTGCTTGGCGCCCGCCTCGCCACGGTGCAGGGAACCTTCGACAGAATCTGCACCGAACTGTTCGACACCACCATCAACTGCAACTCCACACCCCAACTCAACTTCCTGTTCTACCAGTTGCTTGCCATTCCCGAACAGACCAAGTCGAAGAAAGGAGAAACCAAAGTTGCCACAGACCGTGAAGTCCTCGAACGCATTGCTTCGACCTATCCGAGGGGTGCCGTATTTGCTAACCTCATTCTCCGAGTGCGCGACCTTGAGAAGCAAATCGAGTTCCTCTCGAAACGCCTATCACCGTCGAACCGCTTTCATGCGTCGTTCAATATCGCAGGCACCGAGACGTTTCGTCTATCCTCATCGGAACACCCGTTCCGTATTGGTTCCAATCTACAGAACATTCCGAAGGATGCCCGGACCTGTTTCGTCGCAGACCCCGGCTACATACTCTTTTATAGTGACCAGCAAGGAGCGGAAGCGCGGATCGTCGCGTATCTATCAGGCGATACTAACTACATCGCAGCCGTCGAAGGGGGCGACTCTCATACGATGGTGGCGTCGATGGTTTTCGGATTCCCTCCTGACCGAGAGCTTGCGGAACGGGAGTATTATCGAGGCTACTCTTACCGAGATATCACAAAGAAAGGCGCCCATGGAAGCAACTATTATGGTAGGCCTTTTACCCTCGCGCGTCAGATGAAGGTCGAGACAGAAGTTGCCGAGAACTTCCAAGCCCAATACTTCCGACGGTTCCCCGGCATTTCTGATTGGCACACATGGACGGCTAACCAGCTACAGACGATGGGCTATCTGGTCACGCCCTTCGGTATCCGCCGAACCTTTTGGGGCCGGCGCTGGGACGACGCCACTCTGCGCGAAGCCATCGCCTTCATCCCGCAGCACTGCGTCGGGGTTCTCATGAACCTCGGCATCTACAAACTAT